GATCCTACGAAGGCATATTTCGGTATGCAGACTACTCGTTTAACATCAAGCACGAGAGCAGATGCTAGTGTTGGTGATGTACATAGGCTACTTTATACCGATTTTCCGGACGACCCAACAGGCGCCGGAAAACATCCATCTGCTTATCCTGGTGTTGATGCATATGCATATGTTTTCTCTATGAATGATATATCTGCGTCAGCGGCCGGCCAATATTCTTATCAGTCAGGCTCTCGGCGCGGAGACGGCACCCATGTCGGCGCTGTTGCCGACAGCACTCTTCTTGACGCAGGATACGATAGTTTCACCGCGCCATTCTGGGGCGGATTTGATGGTTGGAATATTAAACTTCCAGATCCGCTTTATAATGCGGGCATTGCTTCAAATGCGACAAATACAAATGCTTACGAATTCTATACGTACAAACGTGCTATTGATACAGTTGCAGATCCAGAGGCTGTTGATATGAACTTGCTGACTGCTCCTGGCCTAACTCATGATGGGCTAACTGGTCATATGGTTGATGTTTGCGAAGAACGCGCCGACGCATTGGCGGTTATTGATCTAGCTAGTGTGTATATACCTCGTGCCGAGGCGTACAAATCCAGCAAGTCAGATAGAATTGGTACTACGCCAACAGCAGCAGCCACTGCTTTGAAAAATAGGCAGATTGATTCAAGTTATGGTTGTACCTTCTATCCGTGGGTACAGACTCGCGATGAGCCAAGTGGCCAGCTACTGTGGATTCCACCTTCTGTGGCAATGCTAGGTGTTTTGGCTAGCTCACAGGCTAAGACCGATGTATGGTTCGCTCCAGCTGGTTTCAACAGGGGTGGTCTCACTGATGGTGCCGCAGGAATTCCTGTTACAGGCGTCACAGAGCGGCTCACTTCTAAAAACCGAGATACGCTTTACGAGTCAAACATCAACCCAATTGCTTCCTTCCCATCTAGCGGAATTGTTGTCTTCGGACAGAAAACGCTCCAAGAGCGTCAGTCTGCGCTAGATAGAATCAACGTCAGACGCTTGGTTATTTACTTGAAAAAGCAAATTTCCATTCTTTCAACGCAGATTCTGTTTGAACAGAACGTTCAAGCAACTTGGAATAGGTTTAAATCACTTATTGAGCCATTCCTTACGAATGTTAAGACGAGATTTGGTATCACTGACTATCGACTAATTCTTGATGAGTCAACTACGACGCCAGATCTTATCGATCAAAACATTCTTTATGCTAAGATTATGATTAAACCNGCAAGAGCAATCGAGTTCATCGCAATTGACTTCGTNATCGCTTCAACGGGTGCNTCATTCGATGATTAAAAAAGGATGGGGGATTTTTTCCCTCACCACACTATTTAAGTTAGAACATAGGAGTCCCTAAAAATGGCATTTTGGTCAACAAACTTTGGTGAAGATACNACCCTTAAAGATCCGAAAAGAAAATTTCGGTTTACAGTAGAATTTCAAGGAATTCAGGCAGCACAGGGCGGTGCTATGCTCTGGTATGCAAAAACTTGTGCAAAGCCTAGTTTTCAAGTAGGAGCTTCTGAACATAAGTTCCTTAACCATACTTTTTATTATCCTGGTTCAGTATCGTGGCAAGATGTCGCCATAACGTTGGTTGACCCAGTTGATCCAGATATGGCTGCAACTCTTTCTGACATTGTGGTACAATCAGGCTATACGCCACCAACGGATTCAACATCATTGTCTACCATGTCAAAAGCTAAAGCTGCAGGGGCCCTAGGAACGGTTATTATTACTCAGATCGATTCAGACGGAAATCCCTTGGAAACTTGGACTCTCTGGAATTCCTTCATGACGGAAGTTAAGTATGGAGATCTGGCATATGGCGAAGACGATCTTACTGAAATGTCAATCACGCTTAAGTACGACTGGGCCAGAGTGGAAACAGCTGGTCCCTCCGTGGCAGTGGCCGGCGCTGGTGGATCAGAATTCTTTGGCGTATAATATTACAATTATAAGAGAGGTGTATATTGTCAAGAAATAAAGGACGCACTGGAGGCGTTCAACAACAGGATACTAGCCCCCCGCCGCAAATGACACAAGCGCAGGCAGAACCGGGCGGTTTTTCCTTTGTTGTTCCAACAGAATTTGTAGAGTTGCCTTCACAGGGCAGCTATTATCCAGAGGGCCATCCATTGCATGGACAGGATAGTATTGAAATTAAGCAAATGACAGCAAAAGAAGAGGATATGTTAACATCTAGAACTCTTCTAAAGAAAGGGGTTGTTTTAGACAGGCTCATCGCGAGTCTAATTATTGATAAGCGGATTGATCCATCTACGTTGCTAGTGGGAGATAGAAATGCTATTATTATTTCCGCTCGTGTATCGGGATATGGTAATGAGTATAACACTAAGGTCACGTGCCCCAGTTGTATGACGAATCAAGAATTTGGTTTTGATCTTAATGAAGCTAGCGTTTTTTACGGAGATTTTGATAAAGAAGATATCTGGGACACCTCTGATAATGGAGATGGAACATTTGATCTTACATTGCCAAAATCTCGCGTATCGGTAACATTTAAATTGGCCACAGGGAAGGAAGAAAAAGCTTTATTTGCGGGCGCAGAAGCGGATCGAAGACAAAAGCGACACGAACAGAATGTAACTCGACAACTTGTAAATACTATTGTTGCTGTTAATGGCGATTCGTCTCCGAAAGCAATTAAATATTTGGTTGATAACATTCCTTCCTTGGATTCGAGACACATAAGGCTTGCTTATAGGCGAGTATCTCCAACGGTTGACCTTACTCAGCATTTTGAATGTGCTTACTGTGATTTTGCACAGGACATGGAGGTCCCGCTTACTGCGGACTTTTTTTGGCCTGACCGCTGAGTATATAGAAAGCGTATATGAACAGTTTTTCTTTTTAAAATATTCAGGCGGTTGGAGCTTCTCTGAGGCATATAATTTACCAGTTGGTTTAAGGACTTGGTTTGTTGAAAGGTTGGTCAAACAACTACAAGACGAAAAGGCAGCAATTGATAATGCCTCTGGTGGAGGTGGTCGTAGTGGTGGCTCACAAACATTGACGAGGCACAACCAACCGAGCGCGCCCCCAAATATGGGCGGCAGAAGAAGACAGGGTTAGTCCTGTCTTTTTTTATATGAAACTATTTATAGTAGCAATAAGAGCATATAAAAGGATTCTATCTAATGGCGTTGACTCCAACTGAAAAACTTGCAGTAGAACAACAAATTCTCGACTTGGAGGGAAAGAAGGTCAAGATTCGACAAAAGCTAGCAGATTTCAATGCCGCCGAACTTGAGCATGCTAGAACTGCAGCCAGCCTGCGCGCCACCGATCGCGCCGACGCGCAGGCACAATTGGCGTTGAGATTAGAACGGCGAAATGTCGCGGAGGGGCATTTCGATCAAATGACGAAGAACCACGCCGCAGAAAGAAGCTGGTGGAGAGAAGAAGAGAGAAATATTCAGAACAAACTTGACGGCTACGATAAAGAAATAGAAATGGCAAAAGCCAAAGCACAATATGATGTAGAGGCGTCCGAAAATCTAGCAACAGAACTCGAACGTCTTGAAGAAAAGAAAAGGTTATTAGAAGAATCCACAAAAGCAGCTGAAGCATTAGCCGGCACCACGGCTTCCGCATTTAAGACGGAACACTCCACCAACTTTGTTGCATCTTTGAAAGAGGTTACTGCGGCTTTTCAGACCACCGAAGGTGTACGCCTATTTGCCCAAAAGGCCATGGTAGGCATCACTGAGATGATGATCGACAATACGATAGGCCTGGCTATTGCATTATACGATTCAGAAAACGCATTTATGAGAGCCACCGGCGCCGGCGAACGCTTTGCGGGCACCATGTCGTCAGTATACATATCCACTAGAGGTGCCGGCGTAACAATACAAGAATCCGCAGCAGCTATGGAGAAATTACATGGTACTTACACTGACTTTACTATGCTAAATAGTGCGACTCAGGCAGAGTTAGCCAGGACCGGTGTTATATTACAAAAGCTGGGCGTTTCTAATGATGTCTATGCTCAGAGCATTCAGAACGTGACAAAGGCGATGGGCATATCCGCTGGTCAGGCCGATGATACAATGAGAGAACTAGTTGCGCATGCAAAAGATTTGGGCGTTGCCCCACAAAAGCTTTCTCAGGATTTTGCCGCCGCAGGAGGCACTCTGGCCAAATTTGGAACTCAGGGCGTTAAGGCGTTTAAGGACCTTGCACATACATCTAAGATTACGGGTATTGAAGTTGGCAGATTGTTGGACATTACTAGCAAATTCGATACTTTTGAAGGAGCAGCGGAACAAGCTGGTAAGTTGAATGCGGCATTAGGCGGTAACTTTGTTAATGCTATGGACTTAATGATGGAAACAGACCCCAATGAGAGATTTAAAATGCTTCGTGAATCTATTTTGGATGCTGGTTTGTCATTTGATGATATGAGCTATTATCAGAAGCAATTTTATACTGAATCTCTTGGGCTTAAGGACGTTGGCGAATTAGCCGCCGCACTTTCTGGCGATATGAACAATTTAGGCGGCGATATGAATAAAACATCCGCCGATTTCGAGGCCATGAGAAAAGAGGCTGAGAAAACTCAAAGCCTACAAGAACAATGGAAATCTTTGTTGGCAGAATTAACTCCAGCATTGACAACCCTTGTTGGGTGGTTGAGAAAGCTTATTGCTGAAAAAGAAACATTTTTACCTATTATGAAGAATATGTTGATAGTTTTTGCAGCTTATACCGCCATTGTAAAACTAAGCGCTATAGCCATGGGGCTCAAGGCGATAGCAATGATCGCCATAACATGGCAGTTCTGGGCGCTTGCTGCAGCTGTTGCTGCCGTGTATTATTGGTTCTACAAAAAAAGGAGTTCACCAACATTTTTTGAAGGCCTTTGGGAAATGAGATATAGAATTCTTGCGATAGGTCTTGCGACTGGTCTTCTTGCTTTGGCTTTTGGATTGGCCGGCAAGGGAGCTTTGAAATTTGGTGCAGGGATGCTATTAGCAGGCGCGGGAATTTGGGTAGCGGCAAAAGGCTTAGAAGCATTCGTAAGTGCTTTTGAAAAGATGTCTCCTGCTGCTATAAATGCAATAACGAAAGTTATTCTTGCCTTGACGCTGGCGTTTGGTGCTTTTGTGGCCGCGCTGTTCTATCTGGCTAGCGATATGATGATGGCAAAGGGCGTTCAGTGGATACTGAACTCTCTCGCTGCAGCCGCCGTAGGAGTCGGCGTAGGTCTATTGGCAGCCGCCGCCGCGCTGGCAATATTTGTTTTTTTGATACCAAGATTAGTCAAGGGATTAGAGATACTAAGGCCTCATTTTGCAGAAATTGCGACCTATATTGCCGGGCTGATCGGCTTGTTCAGGGAGATCCAGGCTCCAATGACCACTTTGAGGTCCACGTCACTCGCATTTGGTGCGGTTCTCCTTATTATGTATCTTGTTTTGGACGATTTATTGATTGTTTTCAACGCATTCGCAGATTCTTTCACTAATATGGTTCAAAATACTGTTGATGGTATTGGCACCATTGCAGAGGAGTTTGCTAGTATAGCAACGACGATTGACAACCTTCCTGCCGAAAACACAATGAAGCTAACTGCATTAATGGCAGCAACGTCTCTTGCTTCCACTGCTACTGCAGCCGTTGCAGGCCCTGCCGCCGCAGCATCTGCCGTCGTTGGTAAAATTACTGGTGAGGCGTCCGCTGCCGGCGGTGGCGGACAAGCAGTAAGCATTCAATTAGATGCTGCAGCAACAAAGGCATTTTTGACCGGCCAAGTAATTAGGACTATAGCTAGTCACAATAAAAACAGATAAGGAGATAAACAAATGGCAGACAAAAAAGTTTTATATGATTCATTTGGCAGCGATTTTAATTCGTCTAAGTATTTTAAAGATAGTAAGGTAACTGTTGGCGAATCTGAAACAGAGAGTAGTTTTGTAGATGGTTCTGATGCCTACGCTAATGCGAGAAAGCTATTTGTTTCTTTTCAACATGTTCCCACTCAAAGATCTGTCTTTTTTAAAGCATTTATTACGGCTTTCAACGAGACGTATAGCAGTGAGTGGAGTTCCGAATCGGTATATGGTCGCGCCGATCCTATTTATATGTTTAAACAAACACAAAGAAAGATTTCGCTAAGTTTTAAAATTCCGGCTTCATCAGAAAGCGAAGCATACGAGAATTTAGGAAAAGTTCAATCACTTGTACAGTTTTTATATCCAAATTACACCGAAGTGCAAAGTGCTACGACTGTTTCCCAGTCTCCTCTGATCAGATTAAAAGTTATAAACTTACTTAGAAATACAAACGATAGTTTTTCTCCTGGGGGTTTTAAATCCGAGGCTCTCGCGCGCAAAGCAGCGAGAGAGGCGCAAGAATTAGACGCCTACGTCAACCAACAAACATGGGCATCTGGTGATGGCTTGTTGGGTGTTATAGATAACCTCACAGTAAATCACAATTTAGAGGGGGACGACGGATCATTTGTGATGGGTTCCAGCGCCATTCTTCCGAAATTTTTAGATCTTAACTTGGCCTTCTCACCAATTCATGAACATCCATTGGGGTGGGATGAAAATGGCATCTTTGCCGGTGATGCATCTAGAACCCAACTTCGAAACGGAAAAGGCTCCCACACCCAGCGTCTCTTCCCGTATGGCGTAAAACTCAAAGACCCGGATGACCTGTACTCCGTAGAGGCCGCAACG